GGCTATGCACTATAAATTAATATAATTCGACCTAGACAAGTCGTTAAAAGGTCTATTTTTTATACAATAATTCGACATGATAAGTCGTTAAAACAAAACCTATCGAGGTCGTTGCCTCGTTAATAAACGAAAAGGAGTAAGAGATGAAGAGAGAATTTTTAAAGGAATTAGGACTTGAAGATGATGTTATCAGTAAAATCATGAAGGAACATGGTAAAACAATCCAAAAAATGGACGACACAATCGAAACATACAGAGGTAAAATATCTGAACTGCAGACGGATATTGCAACTAAGAGCAAGGACTATGAGGAATTAAACAAGGAGCATATGTTATCCAAGGCCAAGATTGAAGAGTTTGAAAAGGTTGATATTGATGGTTTGAAAAACTCTATACAGGAATGGGAAAACAAGTACAATCAAAGAGAGTATGACCTGTCAGTAGACAAGTATATGCAGGGCTATAAGTTCACATCAGACTTAGCAAAAGAGGCTACTATATCCAAGTTTAAGGAACAAAAATTCAAACTAAAGGATGGCAAGCTAGACGGGGCAGAGGAGTTTATGAAGAAGTTCATGGAAGATAATAAGAGTGCATTTGTTGATGAAAGTGATCCAAGTACAAATAATAACTTAAGCATTAATCAAAACAACAATCTACCAGGTTTTTATCCATACTCATATACACCTGCTAGCGGTTCTAACAAGGACGATATAAAGTCGTTTGAGAGTATGATAGATAATCTATCAAAGTAATAATATTAAGACAAACAGGAGGAAATAAACAATATGGCAAATCAGATAGAAAAGGTAGCAGTAGTACAGAAAAAGTTAGACCAGTTAATCGTACAGGAAATGACAACAGCATGGATGGAAGCAAACCATGATCAGGTGCAGTATTTTGGCGGTGATGAAGTTAAGATACCAGTATTAACAGTAGATGGTATGGGAAATTATAACAATGGTTATGTTGCTGGTTCAGCTTCTTTAAGGTTTATAACTAAGAAGATGACACAGGATAGAGGTAGAAGCTTTGACCTTGATGTTAGGGATGTTGATGAAACTGCTGGTATAGTAACTATATTCCAGATAATGAATGAGTTCCAGAGAACGCAGGTTATTCCTGAAATAGATGCATACAGAATATCATTCCTTGCAAATAATGCTATTGTAAATGATATGGTTAAGGCTAGCTATGCACCTAACAAGGCAACTATAATTGACGAAATTAAGGACGGTATCAAGGCTATTAGAAAGATAGGTTATAATGGCGAGTTAATGATACACGCTAACTATGACACTATAACAGAAGTAGAAAAGGCTAGAGCCGTTGTTGCTAACACAATGACTATAACACTACATGGAATAGAAACAAGAGTTCAGCAGATAGATGGTGTACCTATCATTCCTACATCAGACAATGTAATGGTATCTAAGATTAAACTAAATGATGGAAAAACATCTACACAGGAAAAGGGCGGTTTTGAAAAGGACCCAACTGCTAAGACTGTAAATTTCCTTGTTGTTGGTAAGAATGTACCAATAGCAGTTACAAAGCTAGACACAATAAGAGTATTCGACCCAATGACTAATCAGGCTGCAAATGGTTGGAAAGCCGACTATAGAAGATTCCATGATATATGGGTTATGGAAAACAAGAAGAAGTGTGTATTCGTAAACATTAAGGAAGCGAAGTAATAACATTATAAATAATGCGAGGTGATAGTATGATAAAACTAGAAAGATACAATGTTAGTAGGGAAGTCTCAACGCAGGCAGAGGCAGACCAACTAATAGTTGAGGGTTACTCTGTTGTAGAAGAAGTAGCAACTGTAGATGAGGTAGAAACTGTAGATGAGGTAGAAACTGTAGATGAGGTAGAAGTGCCAAAGGGAAAGGGCAAAAAGTCAACAAAAAAGGGTGATGATAATGCCGGAGAAGGAAATTAGTTTTGAAAAAATACTTGCTGGTGTAAAACTAGTAACGGGCTACACAAATGAAGAGATAATCCGATACTATTTTGATAGGTTGGTTACTAGAGTAAAAGATTATTGTAAAAGAGAGGATCTCAATGGTCCTCTTTTTGATTTCATTGAAAAAAAACTAATAGATATATCAACGTTAAAGCTAGCAGAGGAAGAGGCTAGAAAAAATAAAGCATCTAACAATGCGGTTATTAATGGCATAGGGATAAAGAGCATTAAAAGTATCAACAGAGGCGATACATCAATAACCTTGAGAGATATTGAGAACCAAGAAGCATGTAAAACTACTGCAGAGGAGTTGCTTAATTTTAGCAAGGAAGATTGTTATACCCTAAATAGACACAGAAAGGTATACAGAACATGAGTAACTGGGAAGCTGATTTATTAGCCTTAACATACGAGGATGTAATGACAGTCAAAAGAAACATTGAGGATATAGATGAGGAAACTGGCATAAGTAGTTTTATTGAGAATGTTGTTGTTTTAGAGGATATTCCATGTTCATTATCAAGGAAAGAAGAGGCTGTTATAAGTGGAGATGTTCCCAATATTACCGCCACTCACAAGATATTTACGAGGCCTGAAAATGAAATAATAGCTGGTGATATAGTCGAGGTGGTGAGGTTTGGAAAGCTATATACATTTATAGCATCTAAGCCATTTTACTATATATCTCATGTAGAAATACCTGTAACAGAAAAAGAAAGGGTTTAGCATGAAACTAAAAGGGATTGACCAATTAATAAATAAATTAGAGGTTGATATAGATAGAAAGTCAGATAATCTTTTGAAAAAGACAGGAGCATATGTATTCAAGGATGTAAAGTTAAATACTCCTGTAGATACTGGAAGATTAAAGCGTTCATGGAAAATGGACAGGGATCTTAACAAAGTTACTATTAGTAATAACACATCATATGCCCGTCATGTTGAGTTTGGCCATAGGACTAGAAGCTCTGCAGAAGGCGGAGGAGTTAAGGTTGTTACAGGCAGGCATATGCTAAGAAATTCGGTAGAGAGAGGCAAGGTATTGCTAGCCAAAGAAATGGCGGATATTAAAATTTTTGGTGGTGATTAATATTATTACAACACTAGATATAGTAAGGGCAGTGGCGATACAGATTAAGGATAAGTTTGACGCTAAAATATGTATCGATAAGAAACAATTGCAGAAATACGCTAATACTAACAACTGTATCTATATTGAGGCTACAACATTAACGAGCGAGGTTGCGACCCTATTTGCCAACAAAGACTCAATTATAGTAGATATATCTTATTATCCTCATACAAACATAAGTAAAGAGTCTTTGTATGAGGTTGAGGTAAAAATAAGGAGTTTGTTTGTTAGGAGTATTAAAGTTGCAAATACATTCTTACATGTTGATACTGTGGTACCTGATGTAACTGAAGATGAGGTAGGTTGGCGATTAAATGTATCACTAATCACCAAGCTCTTTAATAATATGTATGTTACTACAATATCAGAGTATGATGGCAAAAAGGTAGCAGGAACAGACAAAATAGAAATATTAGATACAACAGATTTAATGGATAGCATTGATTTAGAGGTAAAGAATAGGAAGGTGATTAAGTAATGGGAATGCCTGAAATTCGCATTAGCTTTAAGGAAATAACTAGGAGAGCCTTAGAAGAGGCAGGAAGATCTATAGTATTACTTATAGCTAAAGATAAAGAAGGTAAGGGCCTAACAGGCCTAACAGAAATCAATAGTATTGAGGATATACCTAGCAAGGCTACAAAGGATATAAAAGCCCTTGTAGAGGGCGTATTCAAAGGCAATGAACAGGATATTAGAGAGGGTGCAAGTTTAAGGACAGTATCATATAGACCATCTAAAGTATATTTGTATTGTCTTGCACAGAATGAAGAGTTAAGGAATGCACTAAAGAAACTTGAGTCGCTTGAGTTTAATTTTGTTGCATATCCAACGGATGCAGAGAACAAGGCAGCAGATGATAACGCAATAATAGAGTTTGTTAAGAGATTGAAGGGGTCGGGATTAGAGGCAACTGCCATTTTATCAAATCCTACACTTAATGCAGACTCGGAGGATGTAATTAATTTTGTTACAGACGATTTCATGGTTGGCGGTAAGGCTGTTAAGGCTAGTACATATACAGGACGTATAGCAGGCCTAATTGCCGGTACACCATATTCACAATCAATAACATTAGCAGGGCTTAGTGAGATAGAGTCTATACCGGATCAGGAGAAAAGTGCTATTGATACCGCAATTGAAAGCGGGAAGTTAACATTGTGTTGGAAAAAGGGCAAGGCCCGTATTGCGAGAGGTGTTAATTCAAGGACATCAATTACAGAGGATAGAGGGGAACAGTTTAAGAAGATTAAACTAGTCAACTCATACAAGTTAATTAACAATGCTATTTACAAGGTTATCATAGACCACTATATAGGAAAGGTTCCAAATAGTTATGATAATAAGTGCTTGCTAATTGTTGAGATTAAGAATTTCCTTGCAGACCTTTCAACAGAAGAATTGATTGAAAAGGGATTTGATGTAGGCATCAACATGACGAAACAAAAAGAGTACTTAAAGTCTAAGGGTGTTGATGTTAAGGCTATGACGGAACAGGAAATTAAAGAGGCGAACACAGGCTCAAAGGTATTCCTATCTATTAGCATTAAGGGTATCGACGCTATGGAAGACTTCGATATTGAAGTATCTGTATAGAAAGAGAGGTAGTTAATGAATTACAACGAAATGAAATTTAGCCAAGAAAAACCTATATCCGGTACATTCGGGGAAGTGTGGCTTGATGGCGAATATGTCGCAGAGTGTAAGGCTCTACAAGCTAAGTTAGATTTTGATAAGGAAAAAATAACAATACCTAGGCAGTATACAGTGGGCCATAAAATAATGTCTGCAGAGGGTAAGGGGTCATTAACGCTATTTAAGATGTCCTCTAGAATGGGTAGGTTAATATCTGACAAGTTTAAAAAAGGCGAATCAATGGAGTTTACAATTGTATCGAAGTTAGCAGACCCGCAGTCTTATGGTACTGAAAGAGTATCGTTAGAGGGTGTTATATTTGACGACCTAACACTTGCAGACTGGAAACGTGCAGAAATAGGAGAAGTAGACGCTCCATTCACTTTTGCAAACCACGATTATTTAGACATGATATAAGAAAGTTTTAAAAAGGAGATTAAAAAAGATGGAAGAGATGAAGACAAATAACATAAATGAAACAGCCGAAATAGATAATACAGATGAAACAAAAGGGGCACCAAACGTATTAGATTTACTTTTATCTACTGACCTAGGTAAGTTTAAAGTTAAAACTCAAAAGGTGGAAATACCAAGGTTAACAGAGGCAACTGGTAATCCTTTTATTGTTGAGTTAAGGCAGGTATCTATCAACCTTGAACAGGATATAGAAGATAGGTATAACAAGATTAGTTATACTGATGATGGAGATGTGGAACTTGACTCTAATCCGTTAGAAGTCAAGAAGATGTTATTGGTTGAATGCGTTTATGTTGAAGATAAGCAGTTGTTCAAACAGAGTAGCATAATGAAAAAGTTTAATGCTAAAACTCCGTCTCACCTAGTAGAAAAGCTATTAACTAAGGGTGAAATTACTAAACTATACAATACATATAGAGAGGTAGTGGGCTTCAATAAGAACTCAATTAAAGAGATAAAAAACTAGTAGAGACGGATTATGATGTCCTTATGGCCTATTATTTATGGTCTAGGGGTCGCATTCTTCCGTCTGAGTCCTATAACATAATGAAAAATAAAAAGGGCGAATACATCCTTTTAAAGGCTTTTGCAGAGATGGAAATGCAAGAGGAACAAGATAGAATTGATTTAAGTATTGCATTAGGTAGTAGGGCAGGCATAGGGCTATAATGGTCTGCCCTAGTGCTTTTTTTAAAATGAGAGGTGATTAAATGGCTACAACAGAGGAATTACAAGCGGTCATAACACTAATAGATGATTATACTGAAAATATAATGCCTATTATCCAAAAAACAAAAGAAATGAAAGCATTGATGGAAAGTGTAAAGCCTAAAATCTCCGCTCCTAAGGACAAAGCGACACCAATATATAAACGTGTTGTATCTCTTATTAAAAAGATAAAAGAAGAAAAAATAACCCCTAAAGAAATTTTAATTAGAGGGGCTAAGGCTACAAAAGAATTAGCTAAAACTAGAAAAGATATTATGTTACTAAATGCTAAAAGAATAGCATTAAACATAAAAAACACGTCAACAGCTAGTATTAGTAGGCTTGGTAGTAAGTTAAAAGAGATAGTAAAAAAAAGGTGGGAAGCAAGGATAGGAGTTAAAGATAAGGCTAGTAGTGTTTTGAATAAAATAAAGGGTGCAGCATTAGCATTAGCTGCCATTAAAGCTATAACCATCGCAGTGAAGGCTTCGGATCAATTTTCACAAACTAGAGCAAGGCTTAATTTAATGAATGATGGCCAAATGTCGACAAAACAACTCGAAAGTGAAATATTTAAAAAATCTATGGGTAGTAGAACAGATGTTCAAACTATGTCCGATGTTGTTTCAAGATTAGGAATAACCGCAGGTGATAAATTTAAAAATAATAAAGAAATTGTAGATTTTTCATCTTTGTTGAGTAAACAGTTTAAAATTTCAGGGGCGAGTGGTGAAGAACAAAGTTCTGCCATGTATCAGTTATCACAGGCAATGGCTTCAGGGGCATTGCAAGGTGATGAATTTAGAACAATAAAGGAAAATGCTCCCCTCTTAGCAAAGGCAATTCAAAAAGAATTGGGTGATAAAGATATTAAAACCGCCGCATCAAATGGAGAAATAACATCTGATTTAATCAAGCGAGCAATGTTTAATTCTGCCGGAGAAATTGAAGAAAGATTTAATAAAATCCCATGGACATTCAAAGATGCTATGACAATGGGCTTAAACGGAATTAAGAAGGGGGCAGAACCTGTTTTTGAGGGGTTAAACTCTTTAGTAAATAATAGTTCTGTTAAAAGTTTTATTTCAGAACTTCCTAATACAATGAAAGGTACTCTTGATAATATTGGTGGGTTGCTTTCAACTCTTAATTGGGATGGTATATTTAACAGTTTTACAACCAGTATACAACCTGCAATCGACTTATTTAAATCTTTACATAATCACATTGCAACCAAGTCTCCGGAGTCGCAGGCAATACTACAGATATTTGGAACAATAGTTAAAACGGTGTTTGAGGGCATGAGACCGGTTATACAATTCGCCGGTAGTGTTATACGTGGTGTTATGGGTTGGATAGCGTCTCACTCAAAGGAAATACAGACAATAGTACAAGCGTTAGGAATTGTTTGGAAGACCGTTTGGTGGGCCATATCCGGAGTAATAAAGGCTGTAGGTAAAATAATAGGCCCTATATTAAGTGGTATTGTAAGTGTTATAAGTGGTATTGCAAATATTATTATAAAGGCTAAAAACGCTTGGGAAAGCTTTAAAAAAGCAATATCCGGTGGAGCTACAGTTAAGGTAAATTATAGTGAACGTGGCGGATTAGCTTATGGTACTGACAGTGGTAGTGGTAATAATGGTAGGTCAAGAGCGATGGGGCAGAAGGTTATACCGAGAAATAATTACCCTATAAATGCTCATGAAGGAGAAATGCTACTAACTAAACAGGATGCCAACGAATATAGAGATGGCAGAGGTAAGAGTTCAGGTATTAATATAATTATTAATGGTCTAACTATTAGAGAAAATGCAGATATTGATTTGTTGGCCGGTAGAGTTGCTAAGAAGATAAATTTAGCAGTCGCAGGGGGTGTATAAGATGGCAGAAATAGAAGTATATTTAAATGCTCAAGGCGATAATTTAAGATTCCCAGTATGCCCGTCTGAGGTCGGTAAGAATGTAAACGCTGATATATCAGGCGAAAAGATAATAAAAAAGGGGACTGTTAATCTATTTAATGGGACGGAGCCGGACTCAATATCATTATCCGGCCTATTCCCTAGTTCAACAGCTAAATATAGGTTTATAGATGTAAAAGGTCATGATCCGTATAGTTATGTTAGTAAGTTAGAGAATTGGTGCAAACAGGGAACAAGGCTAAGATACATAGTTACATCTACACCTATTAATTTACAGGTTAGGATTAACCATTTTGAGTATAAGGAAAAAGACGGTAGCGGGGATGTATATTTTGTTCTTGAGTTAAAAGAAGATGAGGATATAATAATCCCTGAATGGCAACCGGAACCTGTTAGAAACAATGCCAAGAATTACATACCTAACAAAGTATACTCAAGGAATAAACCCACCTTCGATTTAAGTAATACGAAAGGACAGGGGATAGGGAAGACACATACAGTTAAACATGGAGAACATCTATATATGATAGCTAAAAAATACTATGGGGACGGTAAGTTATATAAAAAAATAGTTAATAATCCGGAAAACCTAAAAAGGTATCCTAAGTTGAAAAAATCTAATGTGATATATAGCGACTGGAAGTTGGTGATTCCTTAATGGCAGTATACAAAAACAATGATATAGAATTGATAGTACATATAAAAAATGGAAAGTTTTATAAGTTGGGAAAAGCACTAACAACAGTAACTTGGAGTGGTGATATTAAATCACCCTCCAGGACGCTTGAATTTAGCCTTATACAGGCTGTAACTGATAGCAAACTAGAACAATTGGGAATTGTTGAGGGGTCTACCTGTTGTTTTTATGTTGGTGGTAAGGAAATATATAGGGGTACAATTATAGATATTGACAAGTCCAATACCAATAATGAAATAACCATGATAGCTCATGATATAGGTTTTTTATTAGCCAAGGACCAGGTTAATTATAATTTTGTAGACAAAACCGCACAAGACATAGCAAAAGAAGTATTTAAGGGTAAAGGCAATCAAACCTCGTTAAAGTACGGGACAATTGCTCCTGCAAATACCAAGATAACAAAGATGTTTGTTGGGGCAACTAGGTATGATACGATAATGTCCGCATACACAGCCCACTCAAAGAAGGATAAAGATCATAAAAAATACATGATAGAAGTTGATATAGATAAATTTAATGTAATTGAAAAAGGTGTTAAAAAGCTTAGAATTATGTTTAATGAAAGCCAGAATATGAGTTCTGCTAATTACAAAGTATCTCTAGAAAACCTTGTTAATAGAGTTGTAATTGTTGATGAAAAAGGCAATACAGTTAAAGAAGAGTTAAACAAGGAATTGAGGAAGTTATATCAATATATCTCTAAAGTTATAGAACAGAAGAAAGATAAAGCCTTAACAGATGATGAAATAAAGGCTGAATTTAATGGTCCTGAAAAGACCTGCAATCTATCCGGTTATGGCGATATATCTTGTAAATGTGGATATAAGGTACAAGTGCAGGATAGTTTTACCGGTCTAATAGGTGAATTTTATATCGATAAGGATAAGCATACTTGGTCCGGTGGTAAATATGAGATCGATCTAGAATTGAATTTTGACAATATCATGGATGAAAAAGACGCAGGCAAGGAAGAGAGTAAAGATGATACAGCTAACAGTCAAGCTACAAGTAGTAGAGATTGGGGGCATGGGGTAACGAAGGAGCAGTTGGATAAGGTATTAGGCGGTAAATTAGCCGGTATGGGTGCAACGTTCTTGAAGTATGCGAATATGTATAAAGTCAACCCTGCAATTGTGGCCGCCATTTCTATGCACGAAACAGGCAATGGTACGTCAAGATTAGCAAGAGAACAAAATAACTTCTTCGGTATGAGAAAAAAAGATGGCTCATGGATGAAGTTTTCAAGCCCTGAAGAGGGGATAAGAAGAGGTATATCAAATATAGCGAGAAACTATGTAAATAAGGGCAAAAAATCACTTAATAGCATGGTAGGAGTCTATGCAGAGGGTGGCGGTAATTGGGTACCTGAAATAAGTAAGTTTTACAACAAGATTACCGGCCAAAACGTATCTTCCGCCAAATGGGGAACTGGTGTTAAGACAGATGCCGAGGCAGAAGCTAATGTTATTACAACAAACGGAACATCTTCCGAAGGTTTATCTAGGGTGGCAGAAGTTGCTCAAAAGTATTTAAGGAATGGTATTAATAAGCCGTCTTATGCTTGGTGTTGTTGGTTTGCAACTAAATGCCTAAGAGAGGCAGGATATACACCTGTAGCAAATACTAATCTATGTGATGATTACTATATAGCATATAAGAATGCAGGACGCTTAAAATCACCTAGCGAGTATACTCCTAAGGTGGGAGATACTATTTTCTTTTATGGCTCCGGTGGTTACTCAAGAAAATATACTAACCATGTAGGGATTGTAACGGGAACTAGTGGAAGTGGTGAATCAATACAGATACATACAATTGAGGGTAATGCTAATAATAGGGTGGCCTCAAGAACGTATGGAAAGTACAGGTCTAGTTGGTCTAGGATAGTAGGTTATGGAGTAAATTAGGAAAGAGAGGAGCATGCAAGATAATGTCAGGAATAAATGAACTAATAGAAGTTATTAGGAAAGAGGGCAGTCGTGGATATGTAGAGCCTCTTTTTTATGCAACAATAACAAAATCATATCCGGATATTGAATTAACATTTAATGATATGGTGATAGTAAAAAAACAGATTAGATATTCCTCATGGGTTAAGTTTTTATGTGAAGGCTATGTAACAGATGCAGGTAATGGACCTCAAACGCATAACCACAACATAAGGAGTAATAAATTAAAAAAAGGCGATACCGTCCTAATTAAGTATGACGGGGATAGTGTACTTATAATTGATAGGGTGGTGTTGTAATGGCAGATACATTTTTCCCTTTTATAGGAGTGCCGAGTGATTATGTTAGTGATATACAAATAGAGTTACCATTGCTACATGAGTATGCATATGACTTTAAAAATAATGATTTTATAATAGATCCTGAAACCAACGATTTAATGGTATTAACTGGAGCTAAGGCACTTGAGGTATGGATATATAAAGCCATACTAACAGACCGCTTCGAGTACCCTATTTATAGTTGGGATTACGGGACTGAATTAACAGATTTAGTAGGACAAAAGTTTAGTAAGGGTTTAACAGAGTCGGAGGCTTTTAGATATATTAAAGAGGCCTTGATGATTAATCCATATATAAATGATGTTGATAATTTAGGGGTTGAATTTAATGGAGATACAGTAAATATAAAAATATCGGTTGATAGTGTATATGGTGAGGTGAAAATTGATGTTCGAAGATAAAACATATGAAGTCTTAAAAAACGATATATTAAATAATTACAATTTAGATATAGCAAAGAATGAAGGTAGTTTTTTAGATGAAATTGCAAGCGGTTCAGCTATTGCTCATGCCTCTTTTTATAATATACTTAATAAGATATTAAATATTGCTTTTATTAAAGATGGTTTTGAAGATAACCTTGATAAAAGAGTTTCAGAGTTTGGTATTAAAAGGAAACATGGGCAAGAAGCAATGGGATATGTAACTTTTACCGGAGATATAGGAACGACCATTTATAGGGAACAGCCTATTAGGTACGGTAAATTAACATATTATACAGTACCTGTTGAGGAGTCTGTTGTAATCGAGGATGGGACTGTACGAATGATAATACAGGCGGAGGGAGTAGGTAGTGAGTACAATATCCCGCCTAGTGCAGTTTTGACGTGTGATATTGAAGGCATAACTAGTATTACAGGTTATACACCTTTTAAGGATGGCAGTAACGAGGAAACAGATGAAGAATTAAAGGAAAGGTTTTTCTATATTCAGGCACATAGAGGAACATCAGGAAATGTTGATGATTATATAAATTGGGCCTTAGAGGTTGATGGTGTTAAAAATGTAAAAGTTATACCTTTATGGAATGGTAATGGAACCGTTAAGGTTGTTGTAATGACAAAGAACAATAGAAACGTATCAGAGGAAGTTGTAGAGGCGACCAAGAAGCATATAGAGTCTAAAAGACCTATTGGGGCTAGTGTTACTGTAACAACTCCGAATGTATTAGAGGTGCAAATATCCGCTACTGTGGAATATGATAAGTCTGTTGATATTGAGATAATTAAATCTGAATTTGCTGATAATGTTGATAAGTATCTTATTAATGCAGTTACAGAGATAACATATACAAAGGTTGCCGGAATACTAAGTAAAGTTGACGGAGTTATAGACTACTCTAACTTAACTATTAACAACGGAACTAGGAACATTAAACTTGTAACTGACCAAGTCGGAAGTGTCGGAAACATAACACTAACAGAGGGGGTTATTGATTAATGTTTGATTTATTAGCAATGTACCCTGAACACCTGCATAATAAGACAATGAGAGAGATATTGAATACAGAAACAATACTTTTTGAAATGGCAGAGTTGGCTATCAACGACTTAATAAATGAGTTTTTCATTGATAGCTCATACTATTCTCTTGATATATGGTCTAAGTTTGCAGGAATAGAAGATGATCCAACGCTTGATGTAGAAATAAGACGGTCTAATATAAAGGCTGCCTTAAAAGCAAAAGAAGTAACAACTGTTGAGGTTGTTAAGGCTATTGCAGAAAGTTATTCAAATGGTAGATGTGATGTAATAGAAGACTACAGCAACTATAAATTTACTATAAAATTTATAAGTGTAATTGGTGTTCCTGCCAAAATTAATGAAATCAAGAAAATTATAGATAAGGTTAAGCCTGCACATCTTAATTATGATTTTGAGTTTAGGTATAGAACTTGGGATGATATTAAAAACTATGGCAAGACTTACGACGAATGGAAAAACCTAAGTAAATCTTGGGAAGACTTGAAAGGGGGCGAGTTGTAATGGAAGGTTATGATAAATCAACCAATTTAGGAATGAATGAAATTAAAGGAAATAATATCGTTGATATTGACGTTATAACAGAAAATTTTAATATACTTGATAGAAATAGCGGGAATATAAAAGAAACGACCCTAGAGGGCTATGACGAGGTTACACATGGCAATAAGACGCTTATTAATTTAATTAAATTCCTATGGAAAAAGCTAGGCTCTATAGAGCTAACAGACTTAAAAGTAAAAGTCACA